TCTTGACTTTATAACTGCTTCAAGCAAATGATTCGCTCTACTTTCAGATTGATAATGTTTTTCAGATAGAATTTTATATAATTCGAACTCTTTTCCTAGTTCGGTGTTTTCATTAAAATACTTTTTTACAATTGAAACAGATTTTGTACTCTTATTTGCTAGTACATCAGCTGTAATTTGTCTCGTTAATAATTCAAAAAGAATACCAGTATTCTTTATCTTAGAATGTTTTAATTTTTGAGCCATCTTTAAATACTCCGTATAGTATATATATATTTAGTCTTAAATAAATATAAAGTTAAGTAATAATTATTCATTTGAACTACCATTAGTTAAAGAACTTACCTCATTTTGATATTCTTCTTCTAATTCAGACACTTCTGTTATAATTTCTTTATCTTTTTTACCAAAATTCATTGATTTTTTAAGTGCATCATAATGAGCTAAAGCTAAAGACTTACCATATTTAGGTGCACTACTACCACCTTTCTTCATATCATGTGCTCCCAATGGATCTCTACCCCTTACTCCACTATCTTTACCATACTTATTAGGTTCTTTAGGTCTACCAGCACCTGGTTGTCCACCTTCTTCTGAACCACCTTCATCATTTAATTCATGACCTGTTCTACCCATAGCCATATCCGATGGTGTTCCTTGTGACTCACCAGTTTTAGCAGGGTCGTTACCTTCATTTTCAATCTGTGAACGTCTAAACTTTTGTTTGTAATCAAATATTATATTCTCATCTTCTTGTTTTATTTCCTCGTCTGTAAAACCAAATATATTTTTATAAATCCAAGCAGTAGATACTATTCCATCTCTAATCATAGACTCTGCTAGGGAAGTTTTATTGTTCCACAATTCAATTTTTTCTTGTTCATATATTGTGGATGGATTTGTTAAATTTAACTCAAAATTAACAAGGTCAGCATCTTGATAACCTTGTGCATATAAGTGAACAATTGCAATTTTAGTTAATTCAGACAAAGTTATTCTTTGTATTCTTTCAATTGTCCTAGCAAATCTTACATCTTCAGCTGCTAATGTAGCTTTAGAACCAATTTGTTCCTCATAACCTAAAAATGCTTTTGGTATTCTTAAAGAAGATAACAATTTATTTTTAAGATATTCAATATCTTCTGTTGCTTCGTAAGTTAAACCTGGTAATGATTCTATATTAGTACCACTATCTCCACCTCGAACTGGTAAGAAAAAATCTTCCGTTATATTTTGCATGTTATATTTTAAATTATAATCACCAGTTGTCTCATCTACGACAGGTGCTTTTTTCATCTTGTTAATCACTTGTTGCATATAGTTATCAACTTCTGCAGGTGGTATGTTTCCTATGTCCAATTTAAAAATTCTCTTTTCAGGTGCTCTCATAATTCTATGTATCAACATAGCATCTTCCATAAGAGTTAATTGTTTGTAAATCTTACGAGCACCCTCAATCTGTGATTTACCATAAGGAAGATAATTAGAATCTGATAATAATCTAAAATGAGCAACTTCATAATTTTCTAATTCTGTTCTTGTAGAAGAAGTTTCTGCTTTATACCTATGTTCTGTTGTTGCAGATTCAATTAAATATTTTATATATTCTGGATTTTCAGGATCTAAACCTTCAAGTCGTGAAACATCATAAACTGATAATGGAATTACATTTGTAATACCATATTTTTCATCTATCTGTAATTGTAAAAAGAAATCACCATATTTACACATATTACGAACCCAAGGCCATAGATTAAATTCTATATTTAATATATCGTAAAATAAATTGTGTAGTATCTGTTTTATATTTTCATTGTCTGTGTTTATTTCCAACACATCACCGTATTCAGATTTCATTGTTGATTCATCAGCATAAATATCAAGTGCAGATGATATAATTGCATCTGAATCCATACCTTCATAATCTTTAAAAAGATTTAACCTTAATGATTTTGTCATTAATGCGTCTGAATATCCACTTAATCCAGCACCTGTAAAAATTTTCTGATATCTGTCTATAAGATTACTTTTTTGAAAAGATTGTGTTCTACTTGTATCTGCAACTCGTAGTTTTTTACCACCTACGTTTCTAACAATTACATTTGTAGAAAATAATCGTTGTAATCTACTTCTTAAACTTGTATCGGCCATTTTGTCCTCTTATTTTTTAAATTAACCATTCTAATGATTCTTTTTGTTTTCCTATTTCCCAAGTCCACTTACCGTCTTGGTTACTTTTTGGTGTATACACACCTTGATTTGAAGTTATACTACCAATAGCTTTCTTTTGTAAATCTATTCCTTCTGCTCTCAATCTCAATGCAGTTTCTCGTATCCATAAACCCATAGCATAAGACATTACTAAGTCATCATTATATCCTGTCATAGCTTCTGCTCTATTACCATTATATATAAATACAAACAACTCATCAATTAATCGATTTGAATGTACAATCACAGACTTTTCTCTAAAAAATTCCTCTAATTTAGCAACAATCAAAGGTCTTGTTTTTTGGGTTACTGTAAATCCTGGTACTAATTGTTTTTCTGTTCTGTTGATTTTGTTATTAATATGTTTTTGAGTATCAACTATTTGTAAATCTTTACTCATGTAAAATAAATTATCATAATCTCTATCAATTATTTGTTGTATAGCAGCCCAACCTATGTTGTTATTCTCAACTACTAATAATGCATTATTATATTCTACTGCTATGTTTACTAATAAATTTCCGTAGTCTCTTGTAGACACTCTACCTTTATACTCAGCAACTTGTTCTAAATTTTCTATTTCTAAAACATGAAATGCTGAATAATCTGTTGAATCTCCACGACTAACATCAGCACACACTATATAATCTTTTGTATAATTTGGAGGCTCCCATATCCAAACATTACTATCAATACCCCTCTTTTCAATTGGGTCTTTTACTTGAGTGTTCTTATATTCTTCTAATATGACACCATCAACTACAGATTGACCAGAAGTAATAAAATCACAATCACATTCCTGAGCAGCTAATGAGGGCCCTAACAATTTATCTTGTTCTTCTCTCCAAGTTGAATCTCTTTCTGGATGTACATCCCAAAATAATTTAATAAAATTAAAATCATTGAGTCCATCCTCTGCATCCATCCAAGTTTTATGAAACCAATTACCAACACCATTCGGTGTAGATAGTGCAATACATTGACCACCAGTAGATAATGTCTGTGAAGCTGCAGCCCATATTACATCAATCTTATCAATAAATGCAGCCTCGTCTAATATCAATAAAGATAACGCTTCTGAACGACCACTATCTTCACCACTAGCAACTGCTTTTATTTGTGAACCATTTTTATATCTCAAACTCAATTTGTTATCTTCAACACATTTTTGTTTTAACCAACTAGGAAGATTAGCATGCATAACACGAACTTTTGTTACAAGATTTTTTGCAGTATCTTGTTTAGTTGCAATAACAAGGATATTTTTATCTTGATGAAATGTCATCATCCATAAAGCATATCCTGCAGTAATTGTAGATATACCTAATTGTCTTGCTTTAAGAATAACGTTAAAACGATGTTGCATAAAATCTTCTACTGTTTTTTCTTGAAAGTCATACAGATGAAATGGTATCTTACCTTTCATTGGATGCTGTATGTAGCAATATTTTTTCAAGAAGTACACAGGATCAGAAGCAGATTTTAGATACTCTTGTTTTATTACTTCTTTTAATTGTCCATTTGAGTTTCGGTTCATATTAATATACTACGTTTACCGTACAACTCCCACTAATTTCTTTTAAACCGATTTCATATAATTCTTTTGCAGTCAAATCAGATGCAGTTAAGTCACCACCATCGGTTGCTGTTAATACACCTTGACCTGCTGTTTTAATTATGAATCCACTTGGCCCAGCTAAGGAACCAGTAAGGTAGGTGATACCACCAGAAGCTGCTATAGTAACTGTATGTACCTTACTAAATTTTGCATCTTCTCTAAAATCTGGTTTTTCCCTACTAGATACATCAGTTCTTTTATTTCCATGTGTTATTGTTGCCATTTAATCTCTCCTTTTAAAATTTTTTATTTCCCCAAGATTTTGTAAAAACACCAGTGCTTTTCAATAATTCATAAAAAGAAAATTCTTCTTGTAAATCTAACACATTAACATTTTTGAAAATCCTAGAATTTAATAAATTTTGAATAAAATTATCAAAAGATAATTCAGTTTCTTTAATATCCAATTCATTTACTCGTTTAGTATAGTCCATAGCAACATCTTTAAGGTCACTAACCAAGTGAACAAATTGTTTTAAATCCTTACCACTAATTGCATATATTTCATTATCTGTAATCATTGTTTTTACCCTATATATAAATATACTATTTTAAAGAATCTTCCATTTTTTCTAAGAATTCTAATGCTTCATCTGCTTGCTGCATAATCATATCCTTATCAACATTCCACTTCTCCTTATCAACAGAGTGACCATCTGGTCTGAATTGTTGATAAAACTCAGGTGTATCTTGTTCTTTAAATTCTTTTATCATAATTTTTTGGTCACGAATCCATGCTAATTTATTTGCTATTTCCTTTTTTTCTTTCCACTCATCATACGTACCTTCTAATCTCATTTTATGTTCAACCTTCAATTGACAATCGAAACAATGGTCATGTAGAAACCACATCTTATCATCTAATCTTTTTTTCATAACCTTATCACACTTCGGACAAAACCAAGGCATCCTCGCTTCTTTCGTGGCTTCAAATTTTTTGTTTATTCTTTCACGTTCTTTTTCTTTTTTTTCTTTTATAGATTTTTTATAATTTAAATCCTCTTTGGTTATAAAAATTCTTTTATCTGGTGTACCACCATCTAAAATACTTTGTAACGCTCTGTTTTGTCTTTCTATATCCTTACTATATCCCATTGTAACTCCTATACGAACTTTAACATTCCTAATATTTGATTTGCTGGTGCAAATGCTCCAGTATATTTATATAACTTTCCTTTAAATACAAATGTTATACCTTCACTTGGTACAACAGATTTTAAACCACCGATAGCATTCAATCTATCTAATTGTACTTTTAGTGTATTTAATACTTTTGTATCTTTTGATTTTTTTACTTTACTTATTGCAGATTTTAAATCCTTACGAATTTTTTGAGCAGCTTTAGATGGATTAGCAGCTATAAAATCACTAAGGTTAGAAAGTATTTCAGCACCCAACTCAAAGAAAAGAACTTCCCAATCTCTAATATGTTGTTTTTGTAACCTTGCATGATTCATTTTGTCTGTATTTAACACCCAACTTAAAAACTTTGGATATTTCTGTAAATCTTTTTTAATCATTGGAACTTTGTATGACTTATCAAAGAATGCCCATCTTTTTGTTAAATTCATCAAAACCTTATTGGATATATTTTTATAATCTGTTTGTTTTGCTCCATTGTAAATATACTCCATCCAATAAGCTTGATGGTAGTCTGCCAATGTATTGTTATCAGTCAAACTATATTCACTTTGTAATTTATTTAATTTACCCAAAAAATAACTTTGTCTTTTACTAAAGTCTTTTACCTTTGGTAAATTTGTTACAAATGGTTTAGTAATACTATATGTCTTTTGTATGTTTTGATTTATTTGTTTTATCATACCAGCTAACACTCTCGCACTACCTCTATCCTCACCAATCGGAGTACCAGCTTCATCATACTCTATTGTTCCATGAAATTGTAATAATGATTTATCATAAGGTATTACATTTGCTGTCTTTGGATAAATAACCTCTAATGACATAAACTTTTTACCTTCATCAAATATCTTATCTTTTTGTTTTTTACTTAAACCTTTAAGTGCTTTTTGTAAATCTGTCATAGCTGAAACAAAAGCTTTTTCTATATCACCTCTACCAGAAAACATATTTTTTATACCACTAATATCTAATGCATTTGCACCATGACTTTTAATATGTCCTTTGTTACGAGCTGCGATAAGTTTTCCATTCTTCCAACTTATCATTATATTTT